TCTGACACATCGACAACACCAGAGGCGTTTGACAGAACAACAACGATTGACATTGTTGGTGTCGCGCTGTCGTGAACAAAGATCACATCGCCGACTGCCACTGTGTCTGACAGGTCATTGAAATAACCAGATGTGTTCACAGTCGCGATTGCGTCTGCTGATGTGTAAGTGTACATGCTTGGAGCATTGCCAGACTTGGCTGCGCCAATCACGTTCCATCCTGCTGAAGAGAAAGCCATTGTTTACACTCCTTCCTATTCAGTCGCTGAAATCTTGACAATGCCATCATCGTCAATGGCAACCGCGCCAGCGGAGAACATTGAGGACACGAGGAACGATGTCTTTTCAGGAACGTAGTTGATTTCAGACTTCTGGTTCATGCCGATGCCCAGACCGATTGCATCGCGGTGGAACGCAAAGCAAGTGCGGGTTGATGGGAGCGGCAGACCACCTTCGTCACGATCGCCAAGGGTGATGAACTTGAAGCCAAGGAAAGTGTCAATCTCACCAGTTGAGAGAGCCTTAACAGTAGCGAAATCGCTGCTGGTCAGTTCAGTCTCATCAAGCAATGCTGACAGGCCATTGGCATGAATGATCATGCAGCGGCCTTCAGATGGCACGTTCTTGGTATCCAGAGCCTTCTTGGCTGCAAGCAGCTTGGCAAGGTTCATGTTTGTACCTGCGCCACCAACACTTGTTGCAACGGTTGACGGTGAAGAAGCTGCATTGAGCGCGTCAATAACAAGCTGGTCCATCCGGCGACCAATGGCATTACCGACAACTTGGACAAGCTCACGGCGCTCGTCAAAGTTGACTTTCTGCTGGTTGAAGATATCGCTATATTCCGCAGCAATGTAGTCGCTCATTGTGGCTGTGACTTGTGAGTACGTCACGTTCAGCGGAGTTACGTCAGTCTGCGGTACGCGGACTGTTGCGGTTCCCTTCCCGATCTTCGGGAACTTGACCTGATTGCCTTCGACATTTGTACGCTCGCGAGTTACACCGGCAAGCTGACGAGCAGCTTGGTATGCCTGCTTTACCTCGGCATCGAACAACTGTACAAAAGCATTGGAAATGCCTACTGCCATTTTCCTGTTCCTTTGTAAAAGTTAAAACACGATTGACGCCAAACAGGTATCCTTCCGGGCTGCGGCTTGGGCGATTACGCTTCGCCCCCAAGCGGGTCGAACAGGTCGAAAAACGATTGTCTGTCAAGGGGATTATATGAAAAAAAGCGGGGGCTGTAAATGACCCCCGCTTTAGGTTTATACGGCGCTGTATTGTTCGGTGCCATACACCTGTTCAAACATTCGCTCAACCTTGGCGCGATATGCCGGATCACTTTGGTATTCCGGCTTGCTAATCATTGACTGCAACTCATCCTTGGATGGCGCACCGTCAACCGGGCCAACGTCAATTGGTATCGGCCTGTCGCCGTAGTAAGATCGGATCTTTTGTAGAGCCTTGATGCCTTGGGCAGTGCCGCCCATAATCTTGAACTCTTCAAAGTCGTCCTGACCCCAAACACCTTTATTGACAAGACTTTGCGCCCACTGCGTCATCGACTTGATAGTCGCATCGGCATTGGCACCTAGTTTCTTGTACTCTTCCTGATAGCTGATCTCAGCTTGTTCAGCCTCAGAACCAGCCAATTCAATAAACTTACCAGCCAATTGGTCAAAAGCATCTTGGCTGATGCCGTTATCTTTCGCCCAATCACGATAGGTTGAATAGAGTTCATCGTCCTCTGGAATGCCAGCTTGTGTAAAGACAGACTGATCATACTCATCTGGAGCCTTGTGCTTGCCCTGCGAAAACTTTTTCTGCAATTCCGAATAAGCATTTGCCAGATCTTCCGCAGTGTTAAATTTTTCGGGCAACCATTCTGGTCTGGCATCGCCGTCCTCTTCTGTTGCCAGAGCCTCAGCATTAACTGCCTCTGCGTCTGGTTGCATGTGTGAGATTGTTTCATCTGCTTGCTGCTGGTTATCGTCACCCTCAATCTGGGCTTCGGCCAACAACCCCTCAGTTTCACTCATAGGTTTCTCGCTCTTTTGATACGCCGCTCGATTTCTCTGACCAGACTGTTCTGGCCCTCACGAGCAAAACCGTGGCTTGCATCCTCACCGGGATACCAAGTCGGCTGCTCTATCGTCAGTGACCGCAGATGGGTGAGCAGCTTTGCCCCATCGTCACTGGCGAACACGCGCAGATAAAGCCGATCAATGTCATCCTTGTCGACTTGCTGCTTTTCTGCAATCTTCGGGTCTACCGCTTGCAGACCTTCCCATCCCTCTACAATCATACCATCTCACCTTCTGGCGGCGGCCCCTGCTCGGCTTGTGCCTGCATCTGTGCCGCCTGCATTGCTTGTTCCATCATCTGCTGACGTTCTTGTGGCGTAGTGCGCAGATCTGCCGGAATGCCCATCTTGTCAGCCACATAATCGGAGATGCTGCCGGTCTTGACGGCCATCTGGCCCTCTGGGCCAAGCGCCGCAGACATCTGCACCCACTGCATGATCTTCTCGATGTCGCCCATATTTTGCGCCTGGGCAATCGGGCTGACCGGCGTGACCTTGACCTCAAGGCCATTGACGCGCAATGGCATCTCAATCAGACCCTGCTCATCCATCACATACAGGATGCGTGCAACCAGCGGCACCATAGTTTCGGTGATCAGGCGACCAAAAGCAGACCCAAGGTTCTGGGCCAGTTCCTTCATGCGCTCGGCAATCTCGGTGGCAGACCGGGCCGACATATTGTCAGGCGGCAGCGTGTCGTCCAGCAGGATCTTTTTGATGTTCATGCGCAGATCATTGATCACAATCTGGCTCACGTTAAAGTCGCCGGAACGTGGCATCTGACGCAGACTTTCACCATTCGGGCCGCCATTGCGTGCGACCGGGATAATGGCACCCGGCGCAATGCGGATCGTCTGCGGGTTCAGAACGCCGTCATCTGCCGCTGTGTAAACACCGGCAATCGACAAGCTGGCATTCTTCAGCAGCAACTCCAGCGTCTTGTTCAGCGTTTTAACGTCAGGGATCGCTGTGACCAGCGGCCCCCGGCCATACACCTCACCGGCAACTTTCATGTAACGCGCCACGATCCAAGGGCTGGATTTCATGTAGCGATGCAGCAATTCTGCTTTGCCCTCGGCCCAGATCACATGATAGCAGTATTCGCCGCGCTCTGGGTCGTACAGCGTAGCTTCGATCAGGTCGATCTCTTCAGTCGGCTTTTCATCAATCATGCGCTGCAAGCGATCGGGGATCTCGGCATCCATCCAATGCTGGGTGATGGCCTCACCCTTCAGCCGCATCCGGCGATACACATTATCGACCTTGCCGTGCGCACCCTCTTCGATGCTGACCAGATACTGCGGCACCGCTGTAAAGCGGATTGGCGTCAATTCATCACCGGGCTGCACAAGCATGACAGCCGTACCGACCGCCAGATCAAGCAGGAACTCGCCCATAGCCAGATCAAAATTGGACTGGCGCAACACTGAAAACATCGTGTTTGAGTACAGATCCAGCGCGGCTTGCGCCTCTAGGCGGCGATCTTCCGGGATCTCCGGCCCCGGCTCCAACCGGCACCAAGGCGCATACGGTGGAAACAGGCCAGACTGGATGCGATTGGCAAAGCGCTGCACCGCATTGATGGCGGTGCTGTCGAACACGCGCACCATCTTGTTCTGGCCGGGTGAACCGCCACCCTCGTAATAGCCATCATACAGATTGCGCTGCGGCAGGCCAAACTCATAGCAATCTTCATAGATCTGGCGCCAGTTATCCTTACGCATCTGCGCTTGCTCATGACGCTTCATGATTTGTCTTACTGATAGCTTGCTCATGACTTCTTATGCCTTTCCGCAAAGTTGCGCGCGCTTTCCTTTGAACGGAAGCCCCAAGCGCGCAGGGCCAAGCCCAAGCGCGTGGGTGTGCCGTCTGGTTTCTTCTCTGGGCCACTCATGCCGCCAAACCGAGCAGCAAACGAAACCCGGCGTGGGTTGGTGCCAGACCTGACCGGCGCCTTTAGGTTGCCGCCTTCCTTACGTTCAAAGTAACGGCGGCCAGCTTCATTAAGGCCACCTTTTGGGTTTTGATGCGCTTTCTTGGTCATGATCTGGCGGCTCTCATGTTATCAATCAGGTTTGGGTAAGGGCGGCCAGCGGCCTTTGCGGCGCGCATAGCTCTGCGCTTCTGCGCTGACGTCAGTGATTTAGGCTTGCCCAGATCCTTTGGCCGTTTCTTATCCCATACCTGCTTCATTTCTTTCGTGCCTTTCCAGCCTTTGACAATGCAATGGCAACAGCTTGTTTCATTGGTCGGCCCTCTTTCATCAGCATTTTGATATTCTGGCTGACGGTGGCCTCAGATTTACCGGGCTTTAATGGCATTACTTTTTCTTGCCGCCTTTTTTCTTATACATATTAAGCTCCTAATGTATCGGTGCCAAAACGATCCGACCCAAGTAGGGTCCGGGTTCCGAGGCGCCGGAGACCAGCCAATCTGCGGCGGCGGTTTTCCTCTTCTAGGCGGCGCCCCATTTCGGTGCGTCTACGCGGCCCAGCAGGTGCCTTTTCTGTTGGCGCTGGCGCCAGTGTTGCTGGCGCTGGCGCCGTGGCGGCTCGAGCCTCACCATCGCCACCACGCTGTGTGGCATCAATCTCCTCTTGACGGCGGCGGCCAAAGTACGCCCCATCAACAGGCTGAACACCAATAACGATACCATCTTCTCGAACCGGCGTACCGCCAGCTTCAATGCGCTGGATAATGCCACTACGAACATAGTCAGATATGCCGGATAAAATCGCACCAAGTGGCCCGGGTAAGCGCGCGGCGCCTTCGCCACGTTGCCGCACCTCTGCAATAGCTTGTTGCCTATCCCTATCGCCACGCGCGGCTGGCGTACTGGCGGCAGGTGAGCGCGCTTCTCTTTGTGCGCGACCGCCAGAGATAGCTCTTTCTCTGGCATTCCCAAATCCCATTGCACCTCTTGGCGGCATATCTACACCTCTATCCTAATGTTTCCTGAATACCTTTTTCTGCATCAGCGCGAACCGGAGACAACAACAGGCGCTGGCCGCCAGTCCTTCTGGCGCGCTGACGTGCGGCAATCTTCAAGCGCTTTTCACGCTCCTCTGCTTCGAGCCGGGCTTCCTGTCTTTTTT